GTTATTGGTGGGAGGTGTTGTAATATATTTTAATAATAAAAATGAACTTAACATAATTTTAGATACTATTGTAAAGTATGTCTTGCAAAGCTTGATAAACCTAAAACTGAATTTATTGCAAGGAGCATTTATCCCCCTGTAAGTGATGATTTTGAAGATTTAACAGAATAATACTAATTCATTGAAAACCTAAAGCTCGCAATTGCGGGCTTTTTTTATGTCTGGAGAAAACTATGGAAACATTTCACTGGCCAGTTTCGCCGAATATGAGTGAAAAAGCTGAGCCGAGGATAAAAACCATTAAGCTTGGCGACGGCTACGAGCAACGAATTAAAGACGGCATTAACAACGACTTGCGCTCATACAGTGTCACGCTAAAAGTATTGCGAGAAGATGCGCAACACATCAATGACTTTTTAACACGGCAGGGCGGGCTTCACGCATTTAAATGGAGAGAGCCGAACTCGCACAGATTAATAACAGTTAAATGCCCAAGTTGGACATCTAACGTTATGAACAAAGTAACAACAATAACCGCAACATTCGAGGAGGTAGTCGCATGATCCCCAAAAAAATGCTACTTGATATCACAAAAATAGCACAAGATGCGATTGTTGATTTGTATGAAGTCGATTTAACTAAAATTGTGGGTAATAAAACAATATTTCGATTTCATAATGGATTAAATGAGCTGAGACGACCGATTACATGGCAGGGTAATATCTATGAGCCATACCCTATTAAAGTAGAGGGTTTTCAAAAAAACGGGCAGGGCACTAGTAACCGCCCGACAATGAGCGTTAGCAATGCGATGGGCTTTATTACTGGTCTGATTGCTGATTTTGATGGTTTACTTGGCGCAGTTGTCACCCGTCACGAAGTGCCTGTTAAATACTTAGACGCTGTTAACTTTGAAAATGGTAATCAATATGCTGACCCGTTTTGCGAAATCATCTCTAATTATGTCATTGAACAAGTTAAACAACAAAATTCAATGGTTGTTACGTTTGAATTAGCGTTGCCGTGTGAATCAGACGGGGCACTAATTCCTGCTCGTGTGATTATTGCGAATACGTGCAGTTGGATATATCGCTCATCAGAATGTGGTTACACAGGTGGACCTGTAGCTGATGAATTTGATAAACCGACAAACGATATTACTAAAGATAAATGTAGCCGTTGTCTAAATGGCTGTAAGCTTCGTCATGGCCAACACGGTATTCTTCCTTTTGGTGGTTTTCCAACTGCCGCAAAACTCTCTTAATTAATTATGAAAACACAAATACTTAATCATGCAATTTCTTGCGGTGAGGCTGAGTGCTGCGGATTTGTTATTGATAATAAATCCTATCTGCCATGCAACAACCTTTCACCAACACCAACCGAAACATTTGAAATATCGCCAGACGATTGGATTAGAGCCGAACAACAGGGCGAAATAACTGCAATTGTTCACTCTCACCCAAACGGCTTACCGATACTCAGCCAAGCCGACCAATTTTATCAGCAACAAACAGGATTGAGTTGGTGGCTAGTTTGCGATAACCGAATTCATAAGTTCAGGTATATCAAGCCGTTACTAGGTCGTGAATTTAATCACGGCAAGACTGATTGCTTAACACTGGTGCGTGACGCATACATGCTAACTGGTATTGATTTGCCGGACTATGAACGGAAAGACGATTGGTGGCATAACGGGCAAAATCTCTACTTAGATTTACTACCTAAAAATGAGTTTGAACAAGTTGAAGACGTTCAAGAAGGCGATGTTATCTTGGTTTGCCTTGGCTCAACAACTCCCAACCATGCTGCTATCTACATCGGCAATCAATTCATTTTACATCATTGCCCAAATCGTCTCTCTAAACGGGATTTATACGACGGGTTTTGGCTTAAATACACACATTCAATATGGAGGCATAAAAAATGGCAATTGTCAGGCTTTACGGCAATCTTAAACAATATGGCGATAAGTTCAATCTGAATGTAGAAACAGCAGCAGAAGCATTGAATGGCTTGTATTGTCAAATCAAAGGCTTGAAAAAGCAAATCATGGACGGCTATTTTCGGGTACGAATTAACGGCGTAGATATGAACGATGACAATTTACAGTTTGGTCTACACAGTCGAATTCCACAAGATGCCGTTATTCATATTGTCCCCCAAGTTGCTGGAGCTAAAGGTGGTTTTTTAAGCGCTATAGCAGGAGCGGTCATGGTTGTTGTTGGTGCGTGGACTGGTCAATATTGGTTAGTTGGAATGGGCGTCGGGATGATGGTCGGCGGTGTGGCCATGATGCTAACCAAATTGCCAAAAACGGACAAATCAGCAGACGGCGGTACTAATAAAAATACCTATTTTTCTAATCTGGACAACACAATAGCACAAGGTGCGCCAGTACCACTTTGCTACGGATTAACCAAAATCGGCTCTAAAGTACTATCACAAGGGCTTGAAACATTAGACGACGCAACGAATACAGATAAAAAACCAACAACACCAATCCCGTGGGCGGAAATCATAAAGGGGAAGAAAAATGGGTAAAGGTTCAGGAAAAGCAAAAACGCCAAAGGAAGCGCAGGATAACCTCAAGTCACACCAACAGCTTAGTATTATTGATTTGTTATGCGAAGGACAGATAGAGGGTCCAGCAAACGGTCTACAAAGCATATTTTTAAATGATACACCAATTCAAGCCCCCGACGGTTCGTACAATTTTAACGGCGTTAATGTTGAATGGACGGCAGGCATTCAAGCGCAAGCACCGCTTGAGGGATTTCCTGCAACCGAAAATGAAGTGCCTGTTAATTTGGAAGTAAAAGCAACAACGCCTATTGTGCGCACTATTACCGACCCAAACATTGACAGAGTGCGGATTACGGTTGGGGTGCAGTCGTTAAGTTCAACCGATAACAAGGGAAATATTAACCGAACCTCAGTATCAATGGAAATTCAAATCGGTGTGGGCAGTATATGGAAAACGGTAAAAAAGGTTGATTTAATCGATAAAAAAACACGCTCGCAGTATTTAACTTCTGTTATTTTAGATGATTTACCACCGAAACCGTTTAATATTCGTGTAGTTCGCAGAACGCCAGATAGTACATCATCACTGTTAGTTAATAATACGCTATGGAGTTCGTACACTGAAATTTACGATACTAAATTTTCATACCCGAATACCGCAGTTGTTGGATTAAAATTCGATTCATCGCAGTTTAGCGGTGTACCTCGTCGTAACTATCTCATTAAAGGGATGATAGTTAAAGTGCCTGATAACTACACTCCCGAAACGAGAGAGTATAAGGGCTTTTGGTCGGGTAATTTTAAATTGGCTTGGACCAATAATCCTGCGTGGATATTTTACGATATTTTGACTAATGCACGTTACGGTATGGGTAATCGAATTGGTCAATTTGGTGTTGATAAATTTGCGTTATACACGATTGCTCAATACTGTGACCAACTAGTCGATGATGGATTTGGCGGCAAAGAACCACGATTTACCTGTAACTGTTATATCACAGAGCAACGTCAAGCGTATGATGTGATTCACGATTTGTGCTCAATATTCCGAGCCATGCCGATTTGGGATGGGACACAATACACGGCAGTAATGGACAGACCGAGCGACCCAGTTGCTATTTATTCAAATGCCAATGTTGTGGAGGGGCAGTTTAACTACACATCAGCAGCACAGAAATCACGACATACGGCTGTGCATGTGCGTTATATTAACCCCAGTAACAACTGGGAGCCGACAACTGAGTACGTTGCCGACGATGAGTTAATCAAACGATTTGGGCTGAATGTAGCGCAAATCGATGCCTTTGGTTGCACGTCGAGAGGACAGGCTCATCGAGTTGGGAAATGGCTAATTCAAACTGAAAAACTCGAAACACAAACGGTTACGTTCAGTGTGGGTCGTGAAGGTATTCGTCATTTACCCGGCGATATTATCGGTATTGCCGATAACGATTTTTCAGGCACTACAATCGGTGGACGAATTTTAGAAGCAAATGGTAGCACGATTACGTTGGACCGTGATATTGACATTAAGAACATGAAAAGTGCGTATTTAAGTGTGACTGATACAAATATGCAGCTACAAAAAGTCAAAATTCAAGCGCAAGTTAAACCAAATCAAATTGTTTTGGAGAATAGTGTTAGTGTTGATGAGTATTCTGTCTGGGGCTTATATGACAATAAAATCAAACCACGCTTGTTCAAAGCAATAACCATTGCTGAAAACAGTGACGGCACTTACTCAATCACTGCGTTACAACATGAACCGCAAAAGGAGGCGGTTGTTGATAACGGGGCTAAATTCGAAGCAGAAAGTGGCACTATTTTTGGCTGGTCAATCCCACCCGTTGAACAACTGCAGGCTGAAATTATCCCCGAATCTGATTTATATCAAGCTCGCTTATCATGGTCCACGCCTCGCACGATTCAAAACCTGAAATTTGAGGTAAAAATCTATCGTGATGATAAATTGATTAGCAGGGAAACGGTTAATGATACCGAGTATTATTTATCAGACCTGCAACAAGGCAAGTTTATCGCAACTGTTAGAGGGGTAGCGGAAGATGGACGATTAGGCGATGAAACTACGATTGCTTTTTCGATTCTGCCGCCAGCTAAACCATCGGGTTTAGTGTTAACACCAAGCAGCTTTAACGTAGCAATTCGACCAGTAATGACTTCTGTATCGAGTTTGGGTACACAATTCGAATTCTACAAAGGTACGACCAAAGCCGAAGTTGAAGCGAAGCGTAATTATCTTGGTCGAGCGATGACGTTAACTGATGTTGATTGCCAGCCAGATACTGAATACTGGTACGGCGTGAATGCAGTTAACGTAGTTGGTCGCTCAGAGATGTTCATTGCTAACACTCGGACATTAATTGCAGAAAATGGGGCAGGTGGATTATTTAGGATTCAAACACATGACGGTAAATTTCCGACTAATAATGATGATGCTACTCAAATGTTTTATCGTGAATTTGGGTTTTATCCAGCTCGTGATACAACATTAATTATCTACTCATTAGATGGTGCGGGGAAAGTAGCACACTCTGAAGCAAGAATGTACAACGGTGCGTATTGGGTTGAGCCGGCCATGTTTTTAGATGGTGATTTAATTGCAACAGGGACAATGAGAGGTGACAGATTAATCGCTGGCACCGAAATCAAAGCACCGTTAATTACGGGTGGCAGGATGGTTGCGGGTAATGTTATCAGTGCAGGTAATCCTCCAACTTTTGAATTACTAGAAGACGGTACGCTAAACGCTAGACGAGCTAACATCTCAGGCAATATTTATGCGAATTCTGGGCAATTAAACAATGTTGTGATTAATGAGAACTGTCAGATTCAAGGAAAATTGACAGCAATGCAAATTGTCGGTGACATTGTAAAAATGCACACGTGTAAAAAAAATGGCTCTGTTACTATAGCACCTGAACCGTTCGAACGAGAATTAGTTATAATGCCAGTGACGTTAGTTGCTGTCAGGCATCGGAACAATGGGGGAAGCGGTGATAGCTTGCATCCAGACTCTTGGGATTTGGGCAGGCTGGATATTACTATTAGAAAAATTTCGCACCCAGCTCCTGCGCGTCACAGATTAGAAACGACGGTTCTTAACCCAGTTGTCAGCGAGATGTTTTTAAGATCAATACCCGCCAACGAAACTCTTGTTGTTAGCACGCAAACGCCAGATAAATATAAAGTATCTGGCATACCGAATTCCATCACAATAATGACATTGAAAAAATAACAACCGCTCATGTAGCGGTTTTTTTTATTTTAGGAGCAAATATGGCAAAAATATCAGGAGTATTAACAGACGGTGCGGGTAATATTATTAACAACTGCACAATCGAGTTATACGCAAAAAAAACAACAAGCAAAGTACTAACACAAACACAAGCATTTCAAGTCGCAAATAATGGCAGTTACACAATGAACGTGTTGCCGTGTGATTACGATGTGAAGCTGATTATAAATGGGTTTCCGCCGAAAAAACTGGGCGCTATTCAAGTATTTTCAGATTCAAAAGATGGCACATTAAATGATTTTTTACTGAATCCGTTGGAGAGTGAAATTACGCCAGAAATACTGCAACAAGTTATCGATGCTCGTAATCATGCAAATAAATCTTCTGAAAAAGCGTCAGATTCAGAAAGAAATAGCAAAACATCTGAAACGAATGCAAAAGTTAGTGCTGATAATGCAAAAGCCAGTGAAAATAATGCGTTTAACAGCGCACAATCAGCAAGCGAATCAGCAACAACGGCAACTAATGCTAACTCATCAGCTAAATCGTATTCAGATTTAGCAAAATCATATGCAGATAGTGCGAGTTCATCAGCTACAGAGTCACGTAACTCAGCAGAGCAATCTAGTAATAGCGCAAATGCGGCTAAAGTGTCGGAAGACAAAGCTAAAACATCTGAACAAAATGCTAAAAAATCAGCAGATGATGCTAAAAATTGGGCGTCTACTATCGATAATTCAAATTTTATCAAAAAAACAGGTGAAGAAAACCAGTCAATTAATGGCTCATTAGATGTTAAAAAATTAACTGAACAAGGGCAACGTGTTTACTCTCCAAATAATAAACCAACCGCTGATGATATTGGTACTGTTCCAGCCATTAAAGAGGTTGTTAACGACTCACCTATTTACAAGGTGGGTGCTCACATAGTTGTAAAAGACATGATTGGCGACCAA